CAACTATCAAGCACTTTAACTATGCATGATTTAGTTACTAAACCCACTTCTGAGGGAAAGAAGAAGATCGACGAGGAACGTGACGCTATCGCGCACAAGTACGAGAGTGAGATGATAACTGCTTCTCTCACACACTCGTACTACATGACTCCGGACGAGATTGCACAACTACAGTCTTGTTTTCCTCGCCGATATATTTATCCATCTGGAGTTTACAAGGAGTGTTCTCACCCTGTCCTCGCTGCCTTGAATGATTTTGCCAATGAAGACGCTAGTAAAACCATACGCAGCTTGAGGAACAAAGGTGCTGTTACCATGACAATCGGTGATAGCGCCGCGCGCAAACTAGATGCTGACCACAACTGCCTACTTCTTAATAGTTCACGTGAGTATTATCGCGTGGCAAACTTAGGCGACGTGGATGAAGATCTTAGGAATTTTTGCGTCAACCGCGAACCCACTTTCAAGTGTGTGCGTGGTTCTGAAAAATGTGGATTCAACGCCGCTCACGCTTTTGCTATCCATTCTACATACGATATTCATATGCGCGACGTGGCTGATATTTTCACTAGGCATGGTCTTATGACCATGACTGTTTACATGTATTTCACCACTAGGTTGTATCCCGGCGGCTATCGGGATCCCTATCCTTTTTTTAACGTCACCGATGATGGTGAATACATGTTATTTTCCATGAATGATGAGTCCATACCGTACAAGCACGCAAAGAAAACTTGGCGTGATTGGATGACTACTACCATCATCCGCACTGATCACTTTAACATCGTTTTCGAAGTTGTACGAAGTTACGGCCCGCTTCGCGTTATGCGTCTTGTCCGTGTGGCCAATGATCGCGAGGACGGTTGCCTCGCCCGGAATGTGCCCCTGAATCAGATATTCCCGAATTCTATTCTTGTGCCTGATATGTACGACGCCATAAAGAAGAATTTTCGCATTCAACAAAGCGATTTGCATCACTTCGTTGTGCCCGAGAACGTGGCGGGCGCCATTATGGCTTACGCTGAGCGCACAGCGGACGAGGGTTACCGCTACCATGAGCTTGCAACTTATGCGAGCGGTTTAAGGCGTCGCATTGTCATTGGGTCAACCCAGTTCCAGGACCCTTGGGACGTGCACATTGAAGATTATCACCGCATAATAATATCTTTATTTGTGCTAGGAGCTATTGCTCGGTCTGATCGTACTAAAACTATCTCAGCGGCCTTCAATGAGCTGAAGTCCAAAATCCCGAGCATACCTATTATATCAAAGATGTGGCGTAAAGCCACTAATCGTGTTCATGATATTGTCCGGGATTTTCAGGTTAAACATTCCGTTGAGGGTTTGGTTGCTGATTCCAAACCCGTTGACAGAATGGGCTTTTGGTTCCACGAATTCCGTATCGTCTCTCTACCTGTTTTGGCTGTCGATGAACAACATGACTTCGTGGTGCCAAAACCAGCACCTCTCGGCTTAAAGCGTGAACTACCGTTTGGTGGACCAACTGCTCCGCCAAAAAATGCCGTAACTGATGTTGGTAAGGGCCTTGACCCTTTACCACATTGGTCATGTTTTAAAAATAAGTCTGTGCAGGGTCACGTGGACATTACAGCTCCTGCCGGATTGTTTACACCTCGGCTTGTTGGGTTTCGTGTGCGCAAAATTCGTAACCCCAACGATTTTGACGATTTCTTCCGACGACCCTTTGAAACCAATCGTGTTGCCCAGCAGATCTACTACACCGACCAGCGTTGCACAGGCGAATCACAAGTTAAAATTGTTGCAGCGCCGATGTACATCTACCACAGGTATTGTTACAAGGTTAACCCTGTTTACAACGTGCACGATTACTTCCCTCATGACTGCCGCGGCAATTTGCAATCGATCGACGGTTTTAACCATGACGATGGTGTTGTCCGATATGATCGGCAAACGCTTATTACAACAGGTGAGCCAGGTAGAGGTTGCGTGTCTCCCAAAAATATCAAGGTTTCAACCAGACCTGCACCTGCGCCCAATAGTCGCGTTGCCTATCCAGAGCATTTTGTTGCCGGCCATTGTGCCATACAATCTCTGTATCACGCGGCCAACGTACGCACTACTATCGCTACGTGGATTGAGGATATACATTTTTAGCTACTTCGGTATGTCCATGTCAACGACACCAATTTGACTGTTCAGAACGTTGATGACTACATATTCCGCGGTGTGTTCATGACTTCTGATGTGAGCTCAATTGCACTTGAAGTTGCAGCACGTGCTTTTGGATACCATCTCATTGTTGAGGTTTTCCAGGCTAACAAAATCGAATATCCTTTTGGAG